ACAGCCATATTGTTTCCACCTGTATCTTCAATAGTTACTGTAGTTGAACCTTGAATAAATAAATTTCCAGCATCGTGGTCTTTTATATAACTATTACTACCATCGTGCCATATCTGTAAATCATTACCAGTACCAAACTGTGCCTTGACGTTATCACCAAACTTAATATCCTTGCCATTAGTATCTAAGTTACCACCTAACTGTGGAGTAGTGTCATCTACAACATCAACAAGACCAGCCGCCGAAGTTACTGTTAACCAAGAAGTACCGTTGTAATGTTTAAGAACATTAGAGCTTGTATCTGCCCATAAGTCACCCTCATTAGGTGAACCAGGTGCAGAGGCACTGATTGTATATTCATCTGAGTATCTACTAACACTAGCTTCATTCGTAGCAACAGTTGTTATGTCTGATGAAATACCTGCTAGAGTATTCATATTAGTGACATTGGTTGATGTGCCAAGAGTATTCATATCTGAAACAACATCCGCTGTTCCGAGTGTATTTAAGTCAGCAACTACATCCGCTGTACCTAGCGTATTTAAGTCAGTCACTACATCTGCTGTACCTAACGTATTTAAATCTGCTACAACATCAGTAGTACCTAGAATAGCCATATCTGCCACAGCAGCAGCAGTTCCTAAACGACCTATTTCAGTTGCTTTTGCAGCTACTACTCCAATATCAGTAGCATCTGCTGCGACACTGACTACGTTCGCTGAAATTCCAGCAACAGAAGCAATATTAGCTACTACTCCCGAAGCTCCAAGCGTTGCCATATTTGTAACATTGGCTGACGTACCTAGTAAATCCATATCGGTAACAATGGCAGCACTTCCTAACGTGTTCATGTCAGAAACCACGTCTGCGGTAGCCAGCACGTTCATATCTGAAATTGCATCTGTGGTTCCCAGCAACCCGATCTGTGTAGCCTTACCAGCTACTGCTCCAATGTCTGTTGCATCGGCTGCCACACTCGTAATGGATGCGGAAATCCCAGCTAGAGTATTCATGTTGGTTACGTTCGCTGAGGTGGCTAACGTGTTCATGTCGCTAACAACGTCTGCTGTACCCAGGGTGTTCATGTCTGAAACTATGTCCGACGTGGCAAGCACATTCATATCGCTAACCACGTCTGCGGTAGCCAGCACGTTCATGTCCGCTACAGCGTCTGCCGTACCAAGCCTTCCAATTTCTGTTGCCTTCCCAGCTACGACACCAATATCGGTTGCATCATTCTTAACTGCTGTAACATCCGCAGAAATACCGGCCACAGTTGTGATATTCGCACTGATTGAGGCAGTTGTTGATACGTTGGCACTAATACCTGAGACTGTGGAAACGGCCGAACTGATAGAAGCCACCGTTGCTATGTCCGAGGTGATTGAAGCAAGCGAAGAAACATTTGCAATAGTTGGGCCAGCTTCTGGTGCGCCGGTTGTCGCATTAAAACCTAACACCGTTCCAGCTCTTGTTGCTTTATTAGGTAGAGTTAGATCGACGGTCATATCATCGAATTGATCGACTGTAAGTGTATTGTTATTAACCTGATCTTCTTGCTGCTGAACCATCATAGTTAAGCGATCAAGATCACTATTCAAGTTCTGAGCAGATAAGTCGCCACCAGCTTGATAGTCTGTAGATCTTGAGACTGGCATATCACGATAAATCGTAATAACATCGCCGTTAGTCTGGCCGGTTAGAAAAGCTACCGTGCCACCTGCCTCTAACCCTACGCCAGAAACAGTATAGTCTGTACTCTCTGTTTTAAGTGTTGTGCCAACATAGACCTTTAGATCTGAGCTGCTAAATATAGGAAATGGATATGTGAATGAAGATTGAGACGAAGTAACAATGTACTGCGATCTTGATGAAACATCGTTGATAATTATTTCTGCCATTACGCTTCCTTATTTTGTTGTAATTGTAACATATTTAGATATTATTTATATCTCTAAAGATACCACTTGTATTGCTTAAAATTTAACGCCAGTTCTTGCTTCTTGCTTTAATGTTTGCTGATATTTCCACTCTTCATTGAGAGCTGGAAATTCCTTCAACAATTGGTATCTAGCTAAATCCCTAAAGGAATTTACCACTGACTTTATAATCGTTGACTTGCCCCCGTCTGGGCCATCTGTTGCGCTAATATACATATCGCTACGCATAACTTTTTTTAGATAGTTACGTAACCCATACTTTTTTCCGTCACCATGATATTTAGTTTCTGCTTCTTTACCTGCCAAGACTATATACCGATCATATTCTTCACCATTCATCTCAATTGAGAAATTACCCGACCCGATTATTCTTCTTGGCATTGAAACACTCGTCTCATGCTCTGCTATTTGTTGATCGACAATATCAAACTTTTCGGTAGAAGTGTAAATTGGAGAGACAAAATCCCAACCTAAGCCACCTTCTAATACAATTGGCTCACCCCAAAGATTGCGACGTGGTGGCAGTTTGTCTGAAAGTCCTGGCGTTCTAGCCATAATCTGTTCTAGTAGGTCTCTTGTCGCTCTTAATGTTGGATCAATTGTCCTCTCAGCTTGAGCCACCAGCGAAGTCATTGGTGTAAATGTCGCCCCCATCCTTCTAAAATAGCTTTCAGCATAACGATCTGGATCACTAAGCACATTAAAAGTGTCAGATAGTCCGCGTAGATATGTTTTTGAGGTTACATTTTTGGCAGTAGCTATAGTAATTGCCGTAGCAATTGCAGTTCGATCTTCATCTTCCGCATATTTCATCACCTCTGAGACGTCAGCAACCAAACCTAAAAACATACCAATAGGATCAAGCCTACTAAATGAATAGTATTTATCACCTACTTTAAGTGAGTACGGCTGCCACCCTTGACGGCGCATAGCGTTTCTTTGACTCTTGTTTTTAGGGCCACTACCAGTGATTGTTCCGTCAAATGCAAAAGGAATAGCTGAAACCATTGTCAACGAACCTAGCGACATTTTCGCTAGTGCCATATCTCTTCTAGCTCCGCCTGCAGCTACATCCGCCCTAAATGACTTTGCTAGTGGTGCAATTGGCGATCTCATACCCACATACTTAACAATATTAACTGGTGTACGCACAAAAGGTAGAATTAGTTTTAGCGCTGGATGTGAGTTAGCTAACTGCTGTATTAGCCTTCCATTTTTACCTAATGGGTTTGTGAAAGTTTGAACACGCGCTATATCAGAGGCAGCTAAATGCAGCTCTTCTGTTGGGTTATCAATTAGACTTACAATACGCTTTGAGAGTTCGTCACCTTCTAAACCTTCCGAAGTCGCCTTTCTAAAAGCTAAGGCGTTTAATTCCATGCGATAACCAATTGCCTTAAAAAATTCATCTTCTGCACCTAAAAACCTTCCCGGTATTCTTGCTGCATTGCCTAACAAGTCCACACCTTTGGCTAGATAACCTTCGGTATCCATCGGGGAGAGGTTGTTTCGCTTTATTAGCTCATTTACATTATTAGCTGTAACCGATCTATATTGTTTTGCCTCTAATTTAAGTGCAGGATCTGTAGGCTCTCCAGTTTTAAGCGCCTTCCAAAACATTCTAAATCCATCTCTAGCGCCATACACAATGCCATATAGTTGCCCGAGAGCCTCTTGCGTTTGAACGCCTTGCTCTGACCTTAACAATTTAGAAATACCGCTTGCTAATAAGCGCTCTGGAATAGCCCAAGTTGCAACCAGCGCATTTGAAGTTGTATTAACTACGTGTGTCGCAGGACTTGATAAAAGACCGTTAATCCACACCTCTAAAATCATATCGCCAGAAGTTGCACTATGCGCTTTAGACGCGGCCTTAGTAACTGCCGATAAATCTTCTGCGCTATCAATCATTTCAGCTAACTTACGAACGGTATCATCACCTCCAGAACGCTCAAAAGCTTCTTGTAATTGCGTTCTAAATATAGCTGTTTTAGATCCCGAATTAATACCTACTGGAATACGCCACGCATTCAATGATCGTCCTGACTCTGCAGCCATGCCAGCTACACCTTGCTGAATACCTACGTGCGTAGAAACCGCTTGCCTAAATGACAACTTATCTGCGGTAGAAGCATCACCATTTAAAACCTTAGTAGCCATTGTTTTTAGATTGTCCGCTGATTGTTGCAAAGCAATCCTAGCGCCAGTAATACGGCCAGGCGTTACTCCATCACCAAGCTTAAATCCGACAATTTGCTCTAACTCTGTTTTTGAAGAATCTGCAATAGTTTGCTTGTGCGACACAACACCACCTCTAGCATCGGCGAAGTTATCATTCATACTTCCCATGTTGTCAATTACTTGCAACAATTCGTCCGAGTCTGTTGTGTTGATTAAGTTAAAGTTCCTTCCCTCCTGTACATTTGATCTAGGCTTGACAACTTCTACCGGCTTTACAATCTTCTCTGCATCTTTAATAATAGGATCTGGTTCTTGCCTACCAGGAGCAATATTACTATCTGGTGGCTCAATCGGCGGTTGAGAGTTGTCAACTTTAGCTTCCGGCTCAACTAGCGGCCGCTTCTTTTTAGGATTAAATCTTGTGTCCTGAAAGAAAGAGCCTTTAGCGCCCTTTTCAATTAGCTCATCGGTTTGCGTAGCTCCAGAGTCTAAAAAAGCTCTGCCAATAGTAGCGAATGGTGTTCCCATTATTTATTCTCCTTGTTAAATTGACTAATAAAAACCACTAGGATTTTTAAGTTTAATTACATCGCTTCTTTCAACATCTTCAGTTCTGTAAGGTGGTGTTTCAGCTCTTTCTTTAGCTGGCATATCTATACGTTTTTGTGTGTTTCTAGCTTGCACTTCTCCTTGTATTCTCTTATAAATATCTCGTCTTTCACTTGGAGAGTTTGCCCTTTCAATTTGTTTAATTATTGCCTTTAATTCGTTGTACTTCCAATTTCCATCAAAAGCTTTGTCTAGTTGACGCTGAATTGCAGTTGGCTTGTTTTTCTGCTTCATATTATCAACATGAGAGATTGCTTTACTAGCTGTATCTTCTGGCAATAATTTAGCCCCTTGCTTGATGTTGTAAATATTTTCTTTTAACTTATCCCTATAAAATCCTGCAACATTCTTTAAAAACTCATTATGTTCAGCCTTCTTGTAGCGTTTAGGTGGAACACCGAATAAGTCGGTAATTTCTCGTCTATGCTTGTACCAATCTGTTTGATTGTAAATCTGTTTAGCGGCTCCAGTGACGCTATCACGCTTTGAAAACTCATCCCAGTATTTAGATCTGTCTAGCATGTCGGCATAATTTCTTGCGCTGGCATAAAAGTTGTATGTTTTTTTATCTTTTACATGCGGGAGTATGTCATCCGAAAGGGCGGTTTTTAACCTGTACATAAAGTTAGGACTTGTGTTTCCACCATTCATCCACCCCTCTAACTCTTGAACCGAGTGCTGAATCTCATGCAGTAAAGATGATAGAGTTTCTTTTGTAAACCCCTTCTTAGGGTCTACATGTACCGACACATAAAAATCAATAGGGTTAAAACTTGCCCTAGTTCCGCCCTCGCCAACTGTTATTCCGCCACCAATATCAATACCATTGCGTATTTCAACCCTCAGTTCTTTCAATTCTGGGTACTGTCTAAATAGTTCTTCATGCTCAATCAAATCAGAAAGGTTTGAGGCTGTCATTACCTCGCCTATCTCAGGCTTTATAATCTTAGACCGTTGAATAATCCAGTCATTGTGACCTTCTATATCTTTAATCCTTGCAGCAGAATCGTCAATCTCAAACGCCATCTTGCCATCTGATAATTTATGCCATCCTGTTTTTTTCCAGGCTTTAGCCTCTTGACCAGCATAATTAAACCCGGTAGCATTTTCCGTAATCTTCCTAGCTTCATCAATACCACTTGGTGGAAATTTAGCCATTTCTCCAGCAAATATCTGCTTCTGAGGGTTAGGCATACCAAAACTATTCATTGCATCGGGTATTAGGTTTGGATCTGAGTCTTGTAAAAATTCTTTAATCCATGGTGCGCCTTTGTTCTTAGACCACTTAATTGCACCGATAAGCGCAGGAATAGTGAAGCCAATACCTGCACCTTCCAAAACTTGTAACGATCTAGCCTCTAATCTTTCTAATGCGTCTGCATCCTCGCCTACCCTTGAGTCTAAAAACTGAGTAAGTGAATTATCAATGTCTAGCTCTCTTAATAGAGTCGCTAAGTTACCGCCGGTAGGATCGAATGTCGAGTCCGCAAAAGCACCTGCGGCCACTTGTTTAGCAAGCGTAGCACCTTTACCAATACCGCCAGCCATACCAAAGACAGACATAAACTGTGTTAATCCACCAACAATAGCCTCAGTAGTTGAATCTGGGTTAGACTCTAAAATTCTAGGGATTTGTAGCCACTCTTCTTCGTTAAAGTCACCACCAAGCGCGTTAGTAATATCACGGCCTAGATCAACAATACCTTGCGTAGCATTTTGCGTACCTTCCACCAAGCCTCTAGCAATAGGATTTTCTTCGTTAGCACCTTTAACAAACGGTGAGATAAACGGCCACGCAATCATCTGAGCTTCACGCGGTAGTACATCCCAGCTTTTTTGAAATAATGACTTTTCAACCACCCCTTGTGTTGGCTGTACTTGTGCAGGTGGATCGATATTGCCAACCAAAGCTGCAGTATTATTAATAGGATCTGACTGTGAAGCGCTAAAATCCACTCCAGAAGAAGTAGGCATTAGCCATGGTGACAACTCAATTTCTTCATCATCTTGCGCCGCATTAAGTGTCTCATCTCTCACATCATTCTCTATAAATGAAGCATACTTTTGCGCTGGCGAGCTATTGACCTGGTTGCGAGTGCTGAGTGTCGCATGATATGAATTGGTAATATCCTCATCAACATCTGGATTTCCCATTGCGTTACCATAATCAATAGAATCTACCTCTTGCAGACCTGATAACGCCTCTTTACTTTTAATAATGCCGACTTCTAATGCCATATTATCTTTGACCCCTCAACATGTAACTTTTCATATAATCTTCAAGTGCGATAATCTCTTTTGAGTACGTCTCAAAATTAATTTCTTTATTTTTAAGTTTTCTACCGAGCATTTTTTCTGTCTCGTCAACATTCGGATCATTAGCACTTCCAACCCACGCAGAGTTCCAAGATACAGTTGGAGCATCTTCAGCAGCATTGCTGTGCTTTAATTTAATTCCATCGATAATCTCCCAAGGATCCTCACCTTCTCTCACTCGATTGTAAAGTTCACGCTTTGCTTGATTAATTCGCTGAGACTCACCTTGATCGAATGCTGCTAACGGCCCAGTAGTTCTAAATTCAGTTTCAATCTCTCTTTCAGCTCTCGAGAAGTCCTCACTCTTGGTTATGTCTTTAAGAGATCCATCCCTTAACATACCTAGCATTTGCTTCTGTGTGCCTACAGAGATAAAACTATAAGATACTGCCTCTTGTATATCACTATACAGTTGAGATTGAGGATAACCAGGATCGTATAATTTATTCCATAAATCAGATACTTCGTTAGAGTCCTCTTTAAACAAAGAACCATTCTGAATAATATTCACTAGCGAGTTGTACTCTTTGCTTCCTAGGTCGTTCATCTCGTATGATTTTGTAATCATATCAATATCAACAAGCTCTGGACTTTGAGCAATATTTTCTACAAAAAATGAATACTGCTTATCCCATTCTTCTTGCTGTTGACCTTGTTTTTGAGTTGCAATATACTCCTCATTCTCACGTTGAGCATTAACCATCTTCATACCTTTTAAGAATAACTCTGTCTGCTCTGGCTCACTTAGCAGAATGTTATCTTCTGGAAATAAAACGCTCAATACCGGATCTTTCTTAAAAAACTTATTCGGATTAGTAATAAAGTCAAATAAAACAGTTGCGCCGTTATCACCTTCTTCTTCAGCAATCAGCGCCTTTTCGATAACAGCACTTTGATAGAAGCTTAATTTAGCATTACTAGCAGCCTTATTTCTCTTACTCATGCCAGCCTCTGTTGTAAGTCCTGGCATACGATCTAGCTTGTTTGCAATATATAAGCGCTGTTCTTGCACTGAAACACCCATATTATTCATAAAATCTGCATTGTTTCCTAGCTCGGTATTTCCCGTTCTGATTGCTGACGTAATCATATTCTGCGTGTCTGAGGTGTGTATCTCTAAGTCAGAATAAACTTTTTGAGTCTCTTGTATCTTCTTTCTCTCTTGTGTTTTTCGATAGACAGTTTCGCCATATTGAACAAGCTTCCTATCAAAGAATAATGAAGCTTTTCGTCTAATGGCGCCATCCTCTATTTCCCCTAGTGTAGCTTCTTTTATTGTTTGCACTGAAGCGCTAAACTGATCGAAGTTACCAGCATGGTCTATAGACAATCTGCCAACATTAGAAATAATATCATTTTCAATCTCACCAACATAAGCATCAATCTGGCTTGAATATTCAGTATCAGCCTGATTTTGTTGATTGTTGGCAAAAGATTGCAGCTTGTTTGATAACGACTGCAAGCCTTGCGCACGTGCAGTTGAAACTCCGCCAGGTCTTACTGTTTCTGATCTTTGATACCTTTGAAATTCAGCCACGCTTTGCTCTCCTTGATCCGTACTCTAGTAGACTTGTTCCAGCACTCGTATAGCCAGATTGCTGTGCATACCTGCCAGACTCAAGCAGCGAAGAAACAGACATTGCTCTGTTAGCATCGCCCATCGATTGATCGTAATCAAAACTCTGCCAATCACTTTTCATCATTGCTGCTGGGGATCCTTCAAATGCTCTAACACCAGAAGCACCACGAGCAGCATTTTGAGACGCTAAATTAGCCATTAAACGCTGACGTCTTGAAACCTCACGATCTTTAGCGGCAAACTCTTCTTGCTGTGCTTGCATTTCATAATTAGCTTTTTGCGCATTACCTGCTTGAACGCCAGTAATGATCGATCCAGCGGTAGAAATACCAGTCCAGGCGCCCGAAGATAACCCTAGAAAGCCGGTGCTTGCTGCTAGGCCGCCAGCGGCTGTAGTGCCGGCAATACCTACACCAAGCGAGCTTGCCATTGCTATTTCTGCTGCTGTTGCTACTGGAGCCGCCGCTCCCAACATTGCTATAAATTGACCCATTATGCTTCTACCTCCAATCCAATACCCAATACAGTCAAAGGTAAAGGATCTGTTTGTGTAATTTCAATTTGTGCCAGCTCTGACCAACCTAATAGATTAATCACCTTGGTTCCCGTAAACGGAGGCACTGCTAATCCTATTGGCATTCCTAAGTTTCTATCAACTAAAAGCTCGCCGTTAATCCTAACGCCTAACGTCTCGTACACATTAGCCGTCACTCTGACAATTCTTTTCTTACGTGTTAATGTTGGGCCGTCTTGAAAGTCTTGATTAATCGGCATAGTTTTGATCTTTACATCGAAATTCAATCCCACTTCAACCTTGCAGGCTTGACGATCTAGTGTGATCGTTCCATTTGTCGGCGTTACAGTCTCCATGACGACACCATCAGCAACTACTCGAACCTCTTGCCCGTTAAAATGTGCAAGTCCATTAATTGTGTTGGTGCAATTAGCGCCAAAATCAAACTTATGACTCATGTCTGTAAAACAAGTATCATCTAGCTTCGCAACATGCCTAAATCCATTCTCATTAACAACAAAATAAACATCTTCAACTACCGTACAAACACCTTCAAAGTTGCCTTGCGTAGTCCATTTAGTCCAGCCACCAACCTCTTGCGCTCTTAGTGTATTAAATACAGCTACTGTGCCGTCTGTATTAACGAAATAGACGTAGTTTGCGTCTGCCTTGCCCGTTCCCCTCAATACGTCCATATCGACCGGAGAATTGAGTAAATGTGAAGCTAGTAAAGAAACAGTGCCAGACGTGTAGGCATCCTCTGCATAAGCGAATAAAAACTCACGAACAGATTTACCAGTGCGATCAATAAACAACGTTGAGCCATCAATTGATTTAGGTGGAATATTTGTAGATCCGTACAGTGTCTGACGACGTACTGCTGATTTCTTAGGTGTAATTGGAATATCGTGAATTGAAAACTCACCACCGGTAGTAAAGATTTGTAAGTGTCGACCAGCATATACAGCGGTAATAGCGTTCACCATGTCTGTGTCTAGTGTCAGATCTAAACCTTCATCATCCAATCCAGTACCAAGATCAAAATTAAAGAAATCATTAGTGACCGAACCCCACATAGTTTGCGGACGATCCCTTGAGCCACCGAACCACATACGCCCTTGATAGAATGTTGCTGACTTTGGCCAGCCTCTGCCTGGGTTAGCAACCCCTGCGGTACTCCAGACTTTTTCCTCAAGTAAACATTCATCACCAGAAAACACCGGGTTTGTTGTGGATGAATCCTCGTTGTCGAAAACCTTAATTATCTTTCCAAAGAACAAATCATTTGATACACCAGTAATCCTAACAATACCTCCGCCAGCATCAAAAAGACCCCCAACATGGTTAGCTGTCCATGCCGCCCCTTCGCCAGATGGAGGATTACCCACCTTGACAATTTTTAAATCTCTACCAATCTTATTCCATTTAGTGAAATCAGTCTCGGAGCCGTTATCTTGCGGCTTAAAAGTAATCGAATCATAGTTCTGATTAAAGTCGTATGTCGGATACTCTTTAAAGATAATCCCATCAATCGTCCAGCTTGTATGTGAATCGCCACGCATAATCTTTTTAGGCATGTGGTTCTCATGCACGATAATCATTGTGTCGGCTGATTGAGTCCATTGAATATCAGACAATTCAGCACCTAGATACGGCGTTGTTAAGGTTTTTTGTAAAGTGTCATCCTTATAGATCTCTAATACACTAGGAGTAAAGACGAATAAATAGGTTTGCTCTACGTTAAAAGCGAACGCTGCTAGTCTTGTCTCGCTACCAACACTTGCGTTTCCAGCAATACCAACATGTTTAAGGCCTGGGCGACGTGTCATGCCACCTTGCGGTAATGATTGAACATTAGTAGCTTCTGCAGCACCTTGATAGAAGTGCTTTAAATCAGTACGTGCAGCAAGTCTCGGATCTAGCACACCAGAGTTAAAACTTGTCTGTAGATTTAAAACTCTAGGCATTAGTATCTAGCCTCAATTAACGGTGAATCCATAATGGCATTTGCCGGTCGAGATTGTGAATCTGTATATCTAGCCTGCCTAAGCTGCACTTCGTACATTTTGCGATATTCTTCCGCTTTGGTTGAGTTATCAGTAACCGGAATAGCAAAGATAGACGCTAGATTAAACTCTAACAACCTCTGAAAATAGCCTGGTAACTTAGACTCATCTGGCTTAAAAATATACTCAAGATCAATGGCGCTGGCGTTAGTGTAGAGCTTATCTTCATAAATCTCATAATCTATGCCAGGCGATATACCTACAGCGACAATATAGTTTGCCGGCATTTGGTATGCGTATTCAAACTCGTTTAAAGGAGCTGCTACCAGTCTATTTAAAGACTTTTTAGCAGAAGCGAATCGCCATCTATACTGAGATAGTAGGCTTTCGTAGGTTGTATCATAAAGAGCTGCAGCAGTATTAGCTCCAGCACCTCCATCAGTGAAGGAAGATATCGCGCCATGCCCGATCATTATCAGTGCATTAGAGCAAATTTCAATATTTGTTGTGGCCATATCTTTTCCTTAAATAAAAAAAATGGCAGCCAACCCGTTTAGAAGCGACTGCCATAGTTCAACTTTGTTTTAACTCTAAGCAGTTAAGTAATTACTCTTGCCACTTGATTGAAACAATGCCGTCACCATCACGTGCTACTGCACCAGCTTTCATTAAGCCGTTACATAACCATGATGTCTTTTGTGGAACCCAGTCAACCTTAGCAGATACTTCCATACCAACCGCAAGACCAACTGCAGAGTCGTGCCATGCAAAACCTTCACGAACACCAGAAACAAGATCTAAACCACCTTCTGTACGTGTCTCAATAACGTGGAATTGGAAACCCATAAAGGTATTAACATCACCAGTTACTAACGCACGAACATTATTGTAATCAGCGCTTGTGATCTGAGAAGCACCTAGTAAATCTTCTAGTGCGGACGCTGAGATCGCAATGTGACGACCACCAGACGGTACGCCTTTGTCAGTTAATGTCTTGGATGCAGTGATTAACTTAGCGACTGTCAAACCAGCAGAACCATGAGCAATAGAAGCGGCTGGTGTAGCAGCGTCTAATGAATCAAGAATGATCTGATCCATTCTACGACCAAGAGCGCCAGCAATTGTTTGTTGTAGTTCTGATTTCTCGTCGAAGTTGACTTCTTTTGCATCAAAGATGTCTGTGTACTCTGGAGCGTTCCAGTTAGCTAACGGACAACTGATTAGCGAGTGAGCTACGTTCATAGCGGTTACATCAGCAGAAGTTGCCTTCTGATTAGC